TCAAGCTGGGTGGTCTCGTGACAAATGGTCCAATTTCAAGTGGATCAGAAATCAAAGTAAGTAACGTTGAAAACAACACACTTGTGTTCCGTAAAGGGGATAGCATCGAAATTGCAGATTCTGCCGGTGTCTTCATGGTTAACCCATTAACCTATGAACCATTATCACAACGCGCACAGTTTGTTGTAACTGAAGACGTTATCTCAGTGGGTACAAACGCAACGATCCCAGTTAGCCCAGAAATCATCGTGTCAGGTGCTAGACAAAATATCTCGGCTGCTATTCCAAATGGCGCTCAGCTTTATTTAGCACAAGATCACAACGTTTCTTTGGCTTATCACAATCAAGCTGTTGTATTCGCAGCTCCGCCAATCACTGAATTGAAAGGTGGTGTGGAAGTCGTGACAACTTATAGCGAACTTTACAAGTTGGCGATGACCTACACATTGGGTGCAGACGTTCGTAACTACCTCCAATTAGACCGTTTAGACGTTATTGGTGGTGTTGCGATCAACCCAGAGTTTGCAGTTCGAGTGCGTTCATAGTTCACCCTCGTTTGGGCGCTTACCTATGGGCGCCCTTTTTTACAGCACATTAGGGAGTAGTAATGATAAGCAAATTGAAAGCAGTGCATGAATACGATGATGAATATCACTTTGATGATAATGGCGAAATTGTAGAGCCAAAATCTCGAAAATCTATTGTTGAGCCGCAGTTCTTGTACATGGGTCGCCTAGTCAATAAGCGTCATTTCCGTGCATTCGTGTATGGCAATGAAGGCGTGCGTCTTGCAGAAAGCCATAAAGAGTTCGAAGAAATGGTAGGTTCCGGGTTGTGGTTTGAAAGCCAGGAAGCGTATGACGCTGAGAAGGTTGTAGAGCCAGTTGCAGAGCCAGAACCTGTAAAGGTCATGACTTTGGAATTAAAGACAGGGAAAAAGAAACCAGCACGCAAGCCACGACCAAAATCTGAAAAGGAAAAAGTTGTAGAACCGACTGAAGATGCTATTGAAGATGCTAACGAAGATCATAACGATCAAGAATCTACTGACTCTAAGGTAATTCAATATGGTTGAAACCGTTAAGGAATTTGTAACCGACTCTTACCAGATTGTATCTGCGAATAGTCCTACAGTTCCTTTAAAAGGTGATGACTTCACGAAGGGGTTGCGGATCTTGAATGATCTGCTGTCGTCTTTCAGTGGCACAGGATTAATGATCACCGTTGCTAAAGAAATTGAAACTTCAGTCATTGCCGGGCAGAAGTATGTCACGTTTGCGGCAAGTGGGGCAGATGTGAATGAGGGAAGATTGGCTAATATTGAAGACTGCTGGCTTGAACTAACAGGTGTGACATATCCATTGATCCCAATTTCTATTCATTCGTTCAGCGAGCAATACAAATATGCACCCCTGAATGGTTTACCTATCTACGCAATCATCAAAGATAACGTCGATAGCACACGCTTACAGCTTTATCCAGCGCCATCACAACAATATCAATTGTTTGTGTTTGGTAAGTTTGAATTGGCAGAACTTACTTCTAATTCAGATATGAGTATTTTGCCTAGATATTTTAAACGGTATTTGAAGCTTGCGCTTGCTAAGGAATTAGCTAGATACAAAGGCCGCATGGCTGCCTGGACTCCTGATCTCAATGATGAATTAAAAATTGCTAGAGATGACATGGAATCCGTGAGCGAAATCAATTTAAACATTAGTAATCCAATTGGTAATCAATTGAATGGCGCATATCGTGTCAGGGCAGGTATTTAGTGGCAGCAGGTAGAGAACTTCCAATATTTGGAAGTTACGACAAGCAGCGTTTCCAGCAGTTCAATCCTGAAGATTGCGCTAACTGGTACGTTGTGCCTAATGAAAAGGCCAAGAAGAAAGCCGCTATGTATCCCACGATGGGACGCAGACATATTTCATTGTTGGGATTGAATAAACTTATATTTGATGTTGAACCTCGTGCCGTATTTAGATCACGAAAATATTCTTATTATGTGTCAGGTAATAAAATTATTCGTGCAGATGAGTTTTTGAACCAAATTACCATCTCCACATCTGATTTTACAAAAGTAAACGGCAATGTGTGGTTTGCGGTGCTCTATACACCAACCCTAACTTATGCCGCATTCACCGACGGCACAAAAATGTATGTGCACACAGAAGAAACGGGTGCATTTGATGTTATTACAGATCCAAAACTGCCCCCAAATCCGACTTATATTGCAGCATTTGGTAATAGATTCGTGGTTTCTTCGGCTAATAGCACGCAGTTTAACTTGTCACTTATTAATTTGGGTGCAGTCCCGCTAGATCCAGCCACATGTTTCACTCTGAGTGGCAACGCCATATTTGCTCAGGAAGACGGGATTATTCGTCAAATGGCGGTAAATCAAAATATTCTATATATATTTACTGACTTCACTACGGGTATTTGGGCTAATATCCAATCAACAGTGACAAGCCCTGCTGGCGTGCAGTCTGCATTTCCATTTAAGAAGAATTCTAGCTTTCAATTTCAGTATGGGATTAGTGATCCATTATCTCTATCAGTTGATTTCGGCATCATGGTATGGCTTGGGCAGACTCAAAGCGGTCTAACGCAGGTTGTTGCATCCAGTGGTCAAGCACCGCAACCTATATCAACTAAAGCGATTGATGTGCTATTCCAAAGTAGTGCTTCAGCGTCTGGATTAAGCCCATTTGTCGAGTTTGATGCAGATGGTTTTCTATTTCAGTACGAAAACACCGTATTTTACCGACTTTCTGCCGGGCAATATCAAGGATTGCAGCAACTGGATATTCAAACCCGTGCAAATGCCATCGAATATAACTTTGATACCAAGCAATGGTATCGGGTGATTGAATTAAATGGTGAACGTAATCGCATCAAGAAGCATATCTATTTTTCCAATCGTCATCTAGTGACAGTGCAAGACGATTCGACTGTGTACGAAATGTCAGGACGTTTTTATGACAATGAGATTAGAAATCCAGATCAAGATAATCCGCTTTTGGAAGATGCTTATATTAGGCAGCCATTCCGATATGAGCGCGTGACGCCTATTATCGCTGAACCTGATTACAGTGAATTTGAAACGCAATGGTTGCAAATTGATTTTGTATGGGGTGACCAGACGTTTATTCGGTCTGATATGCCATTTGAAAATGCTGAATTTATCACGGATGAAGACGGCAACTACATTATTGATGAAGAAGATGTGAACGGTAATCCGGTCTACATGATTACTGAACACAGCAATGTACCGACTGCGCATTCCAAAACCTATTTTGATTTGTTCAAGCCCCATATTGAACTCTATTTTTCAGATGACGGCGGCATTACATACAGTCCTGCTGACGTACTGCAATTCAGTGATTTAGGTATCTATAGCTGGCGTATGCGCTGGTATCAGTTGGGTTGCTCTCGTAATCGAGTTTACAAGCTCATTTGTGTATCGCCTGCGCCGATTGTGATTTTAGGTGGTTGGCATTTAACAAGGAGGGTTTCCGGTGGCGCTGCCTAGTTTAGATAACGTGCCTTTGGCATACATCACAGATGTAGAAGACAAGCCGATAGAAATGCCGACTGTTATGCAGACATGGCTAAGTAATTTAATTGACACGATGAATGAAGCATTACTTGAAATCGACAAACGCTTAACCGCAGGAGGATTATGATATGGGTATGATCGACAGTTTTTTACATCCTGAACGCGGCTATGAAGCGGCTGGTAATGAGATAGGTAAATCATGGAACGAAGCAAAAGGTTATTTGCAACCCTATAACCAGTATGGCATGAACCAAATGGGGCGCTTAAACCGTGCTGAAAATTCATTGCTTGATCCTTCAAAGCTACTGGCAAAATGGATGGCAGGTTATGAAACCTCACCTTATGCTCAGCAATTGCAAGAACAAGCCAGTCAAGCGGGATTGGATTCTGCATCACAGCAAGGGTTGCTCGGTAGCAGTGCTGCGCTCAGCAATGTTCAAAATACTTCTTCCCAGATCATGAATGCAGATCGTCAAAACTATCTAAAAGATTTGATGGAAAAATACATGGCCGGAATTGGTCTTGGAAAAGACATCTTTAATACAGGTGCTAATGCAGGTAGCCAATTAAACCAAGGTGCATTGCATACCGGGGAAAACATGGCGCAAGCTGAGCTTGGCAGATTAAATGCTCCGGGTGAAATGTTCGGGAAGATGCTGGGCACAGGCGCTTCTATATTAAGCAGTTACTTGTCGGGAGGAATGAAGTAATGGCGCTAAATATACCTTCACCAACTGAAGCGGGTAATGGATTTCTGCAGGGAATAAATACAGGATCTAATTTGTTTTCGCAGTTTTTGCAGAACAAGTTAGCGCGAAATAGGGATGTTCGTGATCAACAAATGTTGCCACATGATATTGCCTTAAAACAGGCGCAGGTTGAAAACTATGCTCGTTTACAGAAAATGATGCCGTATATTATCCAGCAATACGAAGATCAGCACGGCAAAGCTGCCGCTGATTTGTTTAAGCAAAAGCTATTCGATTCAAAACTATATTCGGCTTTAAATGAAGGTGGAATGGATCAGCAACCACAAGTTGCGCAACAACAGTTGACACAAC